TCGCCAATCAGGTGACGGTCATGGACGCGATCCGCACGCTGATGCCGGTCTATTACTTCGACTACGCCGAAGACCAGGGCATTGCCAAGTTCGTCAAGCGCGGCGGCGCGATCGCGGTGCAGATCCCCGATGAAGACCTCGGCGCGCACCCGAGCGACCAGACCGAGCCGGTGGAGATCCTGCAGACGACGCGCGGGATGGACGAGGACTTGCCGGGCACGCTGAACGTGAACTACGTGCTGGCGGCGACGAACTACTCCCCGGCGACGAAGTATTCCCGGCGCCTGGTCGGCTACTCGGGCAGCGAGCAGACGATGGACCTGCCGCTGGTCCTGACGGACCTCAAGGCGCTCGAAGTCTCGTCGGTCAATTTGCACAACGCGTGGGTCGAGCGCCTCACGTACACCTTCCAGCTGCCGCGCAAGTACGCCTACCTGATGCCCACGGACGTCGTCGGCATCCAGGGCTACACGATGCGCATCACCAAGATCACGCAGACGGCGGACGGCTACTTCAAGTGCGAGGCGGTCCGGGACGACTCGTCCACCTACACGCCGCATGTGATCGTGACGGAGACGCCGCCGGATCCCAAGACGGTGTTCACGCCCTCCCTCACCTTGCTGGAGCTGATGTAGATGAACATCGACATGCTCCGCGACGCGGACAACGACCCCGGGTTCTACGCAGCAGCGTGCGCCGCCGACCCGAACGCCACGTCGTGGGCCGGCTGCCGGGTCTACGTCTCGGCTGATGGCGGCACCACCTACACGCCGCTGGTCACGCTCACCGCCGAATCGGTGATGGGCGAGGCGACCAACGTACTCGGTGACTTCGCGGGCGGCAACATCCCGGACGAACTGAATTCCGTGAACGTGGCGTTGCGCCGCGGAACGTTGTCCTCCACCTCCTATGCGGGACTGCTGGCGGGCGTGAACATGGCCGTGCTCGGCGACGAGATTCTGTATTTCCGCGATGCCACGCTGCAAAGCAACGGCACCTACACGCTGCGCGGGTTCCTGCGCGGCCGGCGCGGGAGCGAGTACGCGATGGCTGGGCATGCCGCCCATGACCGCTTCGTGCTGGTGGATCCGGCCAAGATGGTGCGCGTGGCCCAGAGCACGGCCGACATCGGCATCGGAAAGCTCTACAAGGCCGTCACCTCGGGGATGTCGCTGGCCGACGCCACGGCGCAGGCGTTCACGAATCTGGGTGTAGGGCTGATGCCGTATGCCCCTGTGCATCTGGGCGGCGGGCGGAATGCAGCCGGTGACGTGATCCTGAGCTGGGTGCGCCGCAACCGCATTAGCGGAGAGTGGCGCGGTGGCGTGGACGTGCCGATGTCGGAGGCGAGCGAGGCCTACGTGGTGGAGATCTACGCCAGCAGTGCTTACGCCACGCTCAAGCGCACGATCACGGGCCTGTCTTCGCCCACGGCCACGTACACGGCAGCGCAGCAGACGACCGACTTCGGTTCGATGCAGTCCAGGGTCTATTTCCGCGTGTTTCAGCTTTCGGCCAGCGTGGGCCGTGGCCATCACGCCGACGGCTCGATCTGAGCCGAACCGCAATCAACGCAAGCCGCCTTCGGGCGGCTTTTTCATTTCAGGGCAATGACGAATGGCCGACTCAACCACCAACCTTGACCTTCTCGCGCCCGCGCAACTGAGCCCAGACGTCACGGCGAATGCGCTGTTCGATCCGTCCTCGCCAGCGACGCTGTTCGGCCGCCGCGCATTGACGACGGCCGCGCTCACATGGGGGATGTACGGCGGCAAATACCGCAAGGCCGACGGCACCATCAGCACGATCACCAACGGCACGGTTTCGCTCACGGCCTCGGCGACGAACTACGTCAAGGAAACCGATGGCACCCTGAGCGTGACGACCTCGGCACCTTCTGGCTGGCCGGGACCGCTCGCGGGCGGAGCCAAGGCTCTCTACGAGATTGTCTGTGACGGTTCGGGGCCAACCAGCTACACGGACTACCGCACCAACGGGATCGGCAGCGGCAACGGCAGCGGCTCGGTCACGAGCGTTGGATTGTCCGTGCCAGCGTTCCTCTCCGTCTCCGGCTCTCCTGTTACCGGCGCGGGAACGCTCGCCGTCACCTACAGCGGCACGGCGCTGCCTGTCGCGAACGGGGGCACCGGGGCCACGTCAGCATCTGCCGCGCGCACGTCACTGGGCCTTGCCATCGGCACCGACGTGCAGGCGTACAGCGCCAAGCTCGCCGACATCGCTGGGCTCACCTACGCTCAGGGCGACATCCTTTACTACAACGGCACCAACGTCGTGAACCTGGGGGCCGGCACGAGCGGGCAGTTCCTCAAGACGCAAGGGACAGGTGCCAACCCGGTCTGGGCGAGTGCCACGGGCGCGACCTTGGCTGACGGCGACTACGGCGACATCACCGTCTCGTCGTCCGGCACGGTGATGTCGATCGACAACAACACCGTCACCTACGCCAAGATGCAGGACGTCTCGGCGACGTCGCGCGTGCTCGGGCGCAAGACGGCCGGGGCGGGCGACCCCGAGGAACTGACGCTGTCGGACATCCTCGACTTCATCGGCTCCGCGGCGCAGGGCGACCTCCTGTACCGGGGGGCCTCGGGCTGGGCGCGGCTGGGTGCGGGCACCTCCGGCCAGTACCTGCAGACGCAAGGCGCGAGTGCGAACCCTGTCTGGGCAACCGCCAGCAGCGGCGGCACGCCTGGCGGATCCAACACGCAGGTCCAGTTCAACGATGGCGGCGCGTTTGGCGGCGATGCTGACCTGACTTGGGACAAGACGAACAACATCCTCAAGATCGGCGCGTCGGCCACGCCCGGAAAGATCACCACGCCGGACGCCGTCAACGGCGGCCCGAAAGCGGGCGACCTCTCCATCCGCACGGGCGCGGGTCAGGGGCTCGGCGCGTCCCAACCCGGCGACATCACGATTCAGCCTGGCGACTCCGGCGGCACAGGCGCCGGCACCGTCTACATCAAGGGCTGCTCGGGCTCGAACATCGGCGACGTTTACGTCCAAGGCGGCGCGGCAATCGGCGGGACGCAGACAGGGGGCACCGTCTATGTTCAAGGCGGCGCAGCGACGGTAACGGGCGCGGTGGGCGGCTCCGTTTCGATCAAGGGCGCTGACGGGCTGAACAACGGCGGCTCAGTGACCGTCGCGGCCGGCTCTGGTAAGGGCGTTGCTGGCAGCGGCGGCCAACCTGGCACCGTCTCCATCACGGGCGGGGCTGCGGTCCTCAGCGCTGCTGGCTGGAATGGCTGGCAGGGCGGTGCCGTCACCGTTACGGGCGGCGCTGGCGGCCCGGCTTCGAGCGGCGCAACCTCCGGCGCGGGCGGCCCGGTCAACATCAACGGCGGCGCGGCAGGCTCGGGTACTGGCAACGCGAACGGCGGCGATGTTGTGATGACGCCCGGCGCCGGAGTGGGGACTGGCGCGCGCGGCAACGTGGTCCTGAACGGCACCGGCTCGGCGCTTGCCACGACCGCCACAGGCGGCTTTACCTGCATCCCAACCTGCGCAGGCACGCCCACGGGCACGCCAGCCAGCATTCCCACGGGCACGGTCCCGATGGTGTTCGATACCACCAATCTGAAGCTGTACGTCTATACGGGCGGTGCCTGGAAGGGTACCGCTGCCTTCACTTGACCTTGAAAGGGGTTCCTCATGGACATCACCATTTCCATCACCGATCCGCAGCAAGTGCTCGGCCTGCAGCGCGCCGCCGCGGCGCAAAGTGCGGCCAGCGGCCTCACCGTCACCGAGGACTATCTCGTGCGAGCGTGCGTCGCAACGCAGTGCCAGGCCTGGGTGGATCAGTACCTCGTCAAGCGCGTCGATCCGTTGGACTTTCAGATGCGCTTCACCGCCGATGAGCGGGTAGCGATCCGGACCGCGGCGCAGACGAACGCGCAGATTGCCGACTACCTCGGTCTGCTGAATGCGGCGTCGAGCGTGAACCTGACGGACCCGGTCACCACGGCCGGCGTGCAGGCGCTGGAAACGGCTGGACTGATTGCAGCGGGACGGGCGGCGCAGATTCTGGCGCTCTAAGACCGATCACATCTTGTCTCGCTCGCGCTTTTTGCGGGCTTCTTCGAGGAAGCGCGCGTTTTCTTCGGGCGTGCGGATGATCACGACGCAGTCCGAGCGCCGGGGACAGTCAAAGAAGACCACGGCGTCGGGCTTTTCCCAGACTGTGGTTTTCGCCGTCCACGTCGCCCCATACCCATTCTGGTAGCCCGTCGGAGATCGGAGCGTAGGTTGGCCAAAGCGCGCAGAGATGGAAGAGATCATGTCGTCCTGATGGTTGACACCTTCCGACGTCTCGGCGCGAATCATGACGACCTCGCCGCGTTCGTTAAGCCTGACGAAGACGGCACTGACCCAAGACGGTATCGGGAACGGTGGCGATGCTGACGGCAGCATGAGACTGAGGAACAAGGGGCCACGCGTGGACGGCCCAATGCTGGAGGTGTCGCCACCGATACCTCCGACCATGAGGCAGTAATCGGATGGCTTCTGCCGCGATATGCAGTCTCCGATCACTCGATCCATGGGTTTGCCGAGGGGCAGCCCGAGGACGACGCCGTCAAGCGCCATCGCCGTCGTTGCTGAGAGTGCAAGTAGGGCGGGAAGCGAGTTGCGCAGGGTAGTCCGCAGCAAATTCGTGCGCATCTGGTGCCTCTCTTGACGGCACGGGCGGCCGTGTTTCACGGATTACACGCCGCCGACCTTGCGCTTGACGCTGTACAGAAACGCTCTGTTTCAGCTTCTTGTAACAGCCGAGTTGGCATGCGCACGAACGGCTGAGTTTGCATACGCTCACGGATGAGGAGGCGTCCATGCCCTATCTGCGCCGTCTGCTGCTGCTTTTGGCCGTCTGGGTGCTGTCCCATGTGGCGCACCTCATCTCCTCCACCTGGATGCTTTGCAGCGCCTTGGCGGGCGGCGAGCGGGCCTGGCGCATTGCCATCGGCTACGACCACATGGGCAATGCAGCCACAGGCGGCGATCCCGCCGAAACCATTTCGGCCCGCGCCTACCGCGCCATGCAGGAGGGGCACCGCTGGGGCTGCGTCCTCTGCCGGCTCCTCGAACTCTTCCAGAAAGACCACTGCGCCAAAGCCTACGAGGCCGAGCGCGCCACACCGCGCTGAAAGGCCCCGATGGACTACCAGACCCTCATCAACATCGGCGCGGGCACTGCGCTGGGCGTCGTGGGCTGGTTTGCCCGGCAACTGTGGGACGCGAACGCGAGCCTGCGCGATGACTTGGCGAAGCTGCGCGAGGAGCTCCCCAACCGCTACGTCCTGAAGGACGACTTCAAGGACGCAGTGCGCGATCTGAAGGAACTGCTGATGGCGATCGACCGGAAGCTGGACGCGAAGGCCGATAAGCCATGAACTTCGACCAAGCCTTTGACGCGTTGCTAGGCAACGAGGGCGGCTACAGCAACAACCCGAAAGACCCTGGCGCCGAAACTATGTGGGGCGTCACCGTGGCCGTGGCCCGCGCGGAGGGCTATGCGGGCGCCATGCGCGATCTGCCGCGCGAGACGGCCAAGGCGATCTACCGGCGCCGCTACTGGGAGCCGCTGCGGCTCGACTCCATGCCCGACGCGCTGAAGTTCACCATGTTCGATGCGGCGGTGAATTCGGGCGCGAAGCAGGCCATCGTTTGGCTGCAGCGGGCGATGGATGTGGGCGATGACGGCGTGCTCGGGCCGCTCACGCTCGACGCCGCGCAGCGCGCCAACGGCCTGCGCCTCGCCATCAAGTTCACCGCGGAGCGGCTGGACTTCATGACCAGCCTGCCAACGTGGGGCACCTTCAGCAAGGGGTGGGCGAGGCGCATCGCGGCAAACCTGAAGGGGCTCGCGTGAGCCGGAAAGTGTCTCTCATAGCTTGCATTTCGGCCGAATCGGGCCGTTTAGCAAGCCATGAGCGACAGATATGGGCGATCGCATGAAGCTGCTCCTCGTGCTGGTCGTCGTCGGCCTCGTCTACCTGCTCGTGATGTACCTGCGCCGTCGCGCGCTGGAAAGGAACGACCCATGAACCTGTCTGTCATCCCGTCGGCCTTCGACTGCCTGCGCAAAGGCGAAGCCGTTGCCGATGCCGTCAAGCACCGCAACGCCACCGACCTCGGCAAGTTCGTCGGGCTCTTGATCGTGGCGGTCGTCCAACTCGTGCAAGGCACCAGCTATGCGCAGTACGTCTCCTTCGTCACGCCGGAGATGGCGACAAGCATTGGCCTGTTCGTGGCTGGCGCTTGCGTCGCTTGGGGCCGCTGGGCAACCAGCCCCGACAACGGAGTCCTTCCCGCCCGACCCGTGGACGCCGCCCCTGTGGCTGGACCGGATCGGAACGGAACTGCGGTGGGAGTCGAGCCGCCTGCTGCGCCAGTGGCAAGCCAGCCAGCCGACGCCGGAGCACCCGATCCGGTGCGGGCTGACGGTGACCCCGCACAGGCTCCCGGAGGCTATCTGCGCGGCTGAATCACACCCGTTTCCCGCCTGCGTGGATGGACTCTACGTGGGCATTTCGTGCGTCAACTTCTGAAAGGACTTCCACCATGGCCCAGGTTCTCCTCATCATCTCGTTCCTGAAGGCGATCGGCCCGATCGTCATGCAGCTCATTGAAGCGGTGGACGCCGCGATGCCCGCAGGCACGCCCGGCAAGACGAAGCTCGACGCCTTCCAGGCCCTGCTGAAGGAGGCCATTGCCTCCGAGCAGGCGCTCCTTCCCGTGTTCGACGCCGCGTGGCCGCTCGTCTCCCAGCTGGTGGCTGCCGCGATCGCCGCGAAGAAGGCGCTCCCGGCCACCCCCGCGCAGTAAGGCCCATGCCGTGAAGCGCCTGCTCCTCGCCCTCGCACTCCTCGCGGGCACATCTCACGCGCAGGAGATGGCGTTTCGCGAACACGGCAACGTGCTGCGCCTGTACGGCAGCGCCTGCCAGCACGCGGCCACGCTTGCCCTCATCCCGCAGGACCAGCAGCCAGCGTTCCGCAAGGCGCAGGCCATCATCGACGGCAAGCTGTGGGACGCCTGCTGGACGCCGCTCATGGACACCTCGGAGATCTTCGTGGTCTATCCGGACGGCGACCGGGCGCGGCTCGGAATGTCCCAGTTCAAGTTCGATCCGGGGGTGTGACCATGATCGTGCCGCTCGTGCCGCTGTGGGTCCACGCGCTGCTCTTGGCGCTCATTGCCGTCTACTGCTGGCTCGTCCTGCGGGACGTGCGGAAGCCGCGCAAATGAGCGCGAAGAAGCCTCCGGCGAAGTGCGTCGTCACCGAGCAGCACGCCGAGGAGTTCCGCGCCTGCGTGGTCTTCTGGGCCGACGTCCTGGGCCTCGGGGACTGGCGCATCGCCGTCTCCGACCAGCGCTCGCGCCGCAAGGTGATGGCCGAAGTGGTGTGCGACCTCGAGCAGCGCAGCGCCACGATGCGCCTGGGCAACGACTTCGGCCGCACGCCCGTCACCGAGCGCAGCTTGTCGGACACCGCGCTGCACGAGTGCCTGCACATCCTGCTGCACGAGCTGATCCAGTTCGCGCGCGACGACGACAAGCAGGAGGACATCGACTCGGCCGAGCACCGCGTCATCAACATCCTGGAGCGCGTGCTGTCGAACGCCTCGCCGCTCGGGCCGGGGGGCTGACGCCATGAGCCGCACGCCCCACATCGATGAAAAGCTGAAGGAATGGGCGACAGAGCGGCAATGCGCCTACATCGATGCGGTGAACCAGCACGGCGGCATCGTGGCTGGTGCCAAGGCGCTGGGCATCACCTACGAGGGGCTGAGCCGCGCCATCACGCGCCTGAAGGCGTCGGCCGCGGCGCGCGGCTATTCGCCCGACCACGATATGACCCGGCCGGTCCCGGACGGCTTCAAGGTCAAAGGCGTTTCCACCTACTACAACGAGGAAGGCAAGCCGACCGGGCAATGGGTGAAATCCAGCGCCGACGAGGCCCGGCGTCTGGATCTAATTCGGGAAGCCTTCGCCGCGATGGCCGAGGAGCTGCCGCGGCTGGCGCCGATCAATCCGACCGGCCCCCACGATGCGAAGCTCGCCACGCTCTATACCCTGACGGACAGCCATGTGGGCATGCTCGCCTGGCATCGCGAGGGCGGGGCGGACTGGGATCTGAAGATCGCCGAAGCAACCCTCGTCGGCTGCTTCGCGCAGATGGTCGCCGCCTCGCCGCCCGCGCGCATGGGGTTCGTGAACCAGCTCGGCGACTTCCTGCACTTCGACTCGCTGGCCGCCGTCACGCCCACCAGCGGCCATGTGCTGGACGCCGACGGGCGTTTTTCCAAGATGGTCGCGAGCGCCGTACGCATCCTGCGGCATGTGATCGACCTGGCGCTCGCCAAGCACGAGCGGGTGGTCGTCCTGATGGCCGAGGGTAACCACGACATGGCCTCGAGCGTCTGGCTGCGGGTCATGTTCCGCGCGCTCTACGAGGGCGAGCCGCGGATCGAAGTGATCGATTCCGACCTGCCGTACTACGCGTACCAGCACGGCCGAACGATGCTCGCCTTTCACCACGGGCACCTGAAGAAGCCCGACCAGCTCCCGATCCTGTTCGCCGCGCAGTTCCCGCAGATGTGGGGCGCGACGACTCGGCGCTACGCCCACTGCGGCCACTGGCACCACGTCAGCGAAAAGGAGCACTCGGGCCTGACGGTGATCCAGCATCCGACATTGGCCGCGCGGGACGCGTACGCTGCGCGCGGGGGCTACCACGCCGACCGGGCGGTGACGGCCATCACCTACCACGCCGAGTTCGGGCAGGTCGCCCGCAACACGGTCGTTCCGGAGATGCTGAAATGAGTTGGCCCCTAATCGCCGCCTGCGGCTTTGCCTACCTATGGGTCTGCATCGACCAGGCTGTCAAACATAACTGGCCCATGGCTGTCGTGTATTTTGGATACGCGCTGGCGAACGTGGGGCTGGTCATTCTTGCGAGGAATCCATGACCGATCGCATCAGCGTGCTCACCGAAGCCGAGGGCCTCGTCCACGGCGACAGAAACGCCGCCTACGGCCACCCGCTCGAAGATTTCTCCCGCACGGCCGGCATGGTCAGCGCCATGCTTGCCCACAAGCTCAAAGAGCCCCTGACGGCCGAAGAAGTCGGCATGTTCATGGTGTGCGTCAAGCTCTCGCGGCAGGTCAACGCTCCCAAGCGCGACAACGCGGTGGACGGCGCGGGCTATTGGGAAACGATCCAGTGGTGCATTGACGAGAGGGCGCGCCGAGCCGCCGACACCTGAAACGAATGTCTCCTGGGTGCTGGCTTCGCGCCAGCTTTCGCCCCCTGTGCCGCAAGGTGCAGGGGGCTTTTGTCGTTTTCCATGGTCGGGGCAGCGACTTTTCTACAATAGCCCTCAGCACCTCCCACAGAACGATGAGAGAACTGAAGAACCACTCCACGGCCCGACTGCAAGAGGCCATCGCACGCGCTCTGAGCGAACTCACTGGCGAAAAGCTGTCGGTCACGATCGGTAGCATTAAGTTCAACGCCGCGAACTCGACTTCGGTTGAGCTCTTGGTCACCGATGCGGTGCATCCGGATTTCAAGGACGCGATCTAGCCCTTCCAGCGCCGCCCGACCATCCAGCCCGCGCGCTTGACCTTGATCCAGTCGGCCGACCGCTCGCCAGGCCGGTAAAGCGACCCGAGGCGCTTGGCGACCAGCCCTTCCAGCCGCAATTGATGCACCGCCTGCTCGAACAGCGCCCGCCCGTGCTCGGCGTCGAAGTGTCCGACGTACAGCACCGAGGGCGGGGCAGGGGATAGCAGTTCCGCGAGCTGGCGCTTGCGCTCCTGCACCGGCAGGGCGATGAGACTCCTGCCATCCCGCGCGAGCAGGTCGAAGGCGCAGTAGGTGACGGCGTCGCAGTCCGGGTAG